AATGGAGCAGTTACTGGATTGCTTGACCATTTAGCAACTTGCGATGCAGTTTCAAATATTACTCTTGCCACTGCTGCTGCCTGCTCTGCCTGGAATTGCTTTGTCCTTATTTCCTTTTCCTTGGCTGCTTTTTCTTGTTCAATCTCAGTTAGTCTTTGCTTGTTGCCATCTGCAAGCCTTATTTCCTCCTCATACCTTTTGTTGAGCAAAGTCATTTCTTTATTGAGATTGGCTTGATAAAGTCCAAATGCGCCATCAGTTATTGTTGTTGCTAATTCAAAAGACTTCTGAACTGCTGCCTGTTTGTTTTCTTCATGTTTTTTTAATCTTTCTAATTCCAAATCATGCATGGCTTTTGTTTTATCCATGCGCTGCTTCATGTCTCTATCTAAAGCATCTTGACCTTTCTTATAATTCTTATCGGTTTCAGTGCGGAGATATTCAAGACCATTTTTAGTTGCTATTTTTTCTTTTTCTGCAGCATCCTCATATGCTTTTGCTCTCTGCTTAGATGTTAATTCAGCAACCTTGACTTCATCTTTGCTTATTCCAATGTTCTTATTACTGTACTCCTTTTTAAGATTATACACCTTTTCAGCAAAAACCTTTTCAGCCCCGAATTCACCAAGCTTTTCACCCCGAATTTGAGCCATCAGCACTTGTTGCTGCTTCTCAAGTTCAAGAATCTTTAGCTTAGCCTCATATTCCTTCTTATCAGCCTTAGCCTGCTCATCAGCAGCTTTCTTTTGCTCGGCATTAAACTCAGCATAAACCTTAACAGTTTTTGCAGTGTTGTCATTCCTTAACTTAATCTGCTCATTAATAGCAGCATTCTCTCCCTTGTAGACTGCTAATTGCTCAAGAAGTGCCTGAAGCTTCTCTCTATCTTCAGCCCTTGCATCAAACCCTGCAATTGATGGCGTACTACCGATTGACTTCTCTAAGGCAGCTGCTTCTTTTTCAAATTGCTTAATTGCTTCACTGTTTTTCTTTGCTCTATCCTCAAGCATTTGGTCAGTCATTGTAGCAGTCTTAGACTGAAAGCTTTTAAAAGCATTTAATTCAGCCTGCTCTACATCCTGCGCCCCTGTTGTACCTAACTTAAACAACTGATTAATCTTATCCATGAAATCAGCAGTAACCTGAAGTGCGCCTGTTAAGGCTGGCTTAAGAAGAGTGCCTATTGAGTTTAAGAAGTTATCCCAGGCATCTCCAAGGTTATTCACCTTACCTCCTAACGTCTCAGATACGGCAGCAGATGCTCCTGCAACACCATTAAATTCACCCAGACTGTAGATATATTCAGTAACTGCCTCTTTATTTTTCTTGACAGTAGTCTGGACATTGTTAAAGGTGAATATTAAATTGTCACCAACTGTCCTTGTATTGATATTAAGTTCCTTTAGTCGTTCAAATTCAAAGTTTCGGGCATCAAGAATGGCCTCTGATAGCTGAATAAATGACTTGCCTTGTGAACTTGCCACATCACCCAGCTTTCTCATCTGTTCAATGCTTGGTCTTACTCCTGCTCCATTCAGCTTAATAAATGAGTCAGTAAGTTCCTGAACACTAAAAGGAGTAGTCTTTGCAAACTCTTTGATTTGTTCAAGGACAATTGAAGCCTGTGAGCCACTTCCAAGCTGATTCTTAAGCACAGAAGCCATTTTCTCAAAGTTGGCAGTAGTGTCAAAGACAGCCTTAGCAAAGCCAAGAACAGCAGTCACACTAAATGCTCCCACAATAGCTGGCCCAAGCCCACCAAGGGTCTTTGTAAAGCCTCCTACACCTTCCTTACCTTTATCAAACGCATTGCTTAACTTATCTCCTGTCTCAGTTGCTTTCTTGCCGGTGTTGCCTAACTCAGTGTTAAGTTTCTTCATGCCGGCAATGGCATCCTGCTCCTCCTGAGTCAGCTTATCAAAGCTGGTGGCTGCCTTTCTTAGTTCGGAGTCATCAATGACATACTTGATTTTAATATCATTAGTTGAGATTGCCATGTTCTTCTATTTTGCACAAAGTTAATATAAAAAGCCCCCCAATTTGGGAGGCTGTTTCTCTGTAAAACGAAACACAAAAAAAAATGTCTACTTATTAAGTCTTTTAGACTTCTGTTCAGTTATCCAAGTCGAATATATTAGATAGTACTCATAGATTGGCCTTTCGACCAGGAATTTAATTCTTTGAGCATCTCCAGCTGCGATTCTAAAGACTTCAGCAAATCGCTGTCTGTGTTGTCTGATGATTGAAGTGAAATAATATGTTTCAGGCTGTTTAGGCTTTGTATTGTTTCGCCCTGCAAATAAGTCTGGAAATTCATGCTGAATTCTGTCGAAGAGGGCAGATAAGCGTACTCCGGCAGATTCAAAAAAAAACCTTCTACATCATTGGACTTCATCCAATGCTCAAGCTTCTGTTTGTTGTATGGGTACTGGTAGTCCAATGGATTCTCAACCTCATCAAAATAAACAACTGTTGCCAGCTTTAACTGCCTGAGCAGGCTCACGGACATCTCCATCTGCTCCTTAAGCCTTGAGGCCATCACACCTATCTCATAAAGCTTCTTATCATCCTTCTTCTTCTTGTCCATCAGAAGATTGATAAGGCCATTGTTCCAGCCTCTTAAGTAATCAGGATTAATCTGCCAAAGTTCTTCGGTGAAGATATCCCTGGCAGCTACTGCCCTTTGAAAAGGCACATTGACCTCAGATACGAATTTAAAGTATTTGACACCTCCTGAAGTGAAGGCATACTCTATCTGATCCCATCTGTCTATCGGGGCTACTCCCCTGTAAAGTATTCTGCTACTTTCTGCTTGTAGAGCATCTTCTTTTGCCACTTGTTGAGCAGGAGGAGGAACAGATGGTTTGCGCCTAAGAAAATTGAACATAGATAGAATGGTTGGTTAAAGATTAGACAAGAGATAACCAGGAACTGCCAAGCCCCTGAACAGAATGGGCATTCACCAAGTGGCTTTGCCCACAAAGTCGGCAACTTCTGAATTTGGGACAGATACCATTGCCCAAGTGGGTGATCCTCCAGCAGATAATCCAAGAACAAGGAAAAAGCTGCACTGATCAGAGCAATCAGAGTCAAATTCAGAAGGCTTAGGCAATTCAATAAGGCAACAGCCTCTGCGCTTGCCTCCACAATTAGCAACAAGTTCATCATACATAGTAAGGGTCAGGGATTAAGTCGGTGAAGATATTTAGAAAAATCTCATTTATGCCTTCGCCATTGGTGTAGGTTTGGGCAAATGAGAAGCAAATGCTTGAGTAGATTAAGCCATCAACAGCAGTGAACTCATAAACCTTATTATTGGTGGGATTTATGAACTCTAACTCATATTGTCCGGCATAAGGATTGAAAAAGCCATCAGGACAGCCTGTTAAATCTATGGTTACATAGCCCAAGTAGTCAATCTCAAGAAGCTGACTGATGCGAGCATTCATGCCTGGCTTGTTGATGTTAAGAATGATGTCATTCTCCGGATATGATGGAGGCACAAGCACCAAGAAAGCATCAGGGCAACTGTTGAGAGGCTCACAGGCTTTGAAACAATTATTGCAACATTGTGCCATACTTTTCTAAATTGAAGTTGCTGGTTATCTCTGCAAAATTAGAGAAAATAAAATAACGGAAGGCATCTAATGCGTGAGACTTATCCGGGTTCTTATTCTTCCAAGGGTCAAGGCTTCCCTGCCTGCTTACCTTAGCTTCCTTTAGGTCAATGACTAACTCATCACATCTCTTGCCACTGATTTGAACCTTGGCCTTCTGAAGCACTAAGATGGTCACAAGCCTGCTTGCTATGTGGCTTGGGTTAGCCCTTGGCACTTGAATCTGCATGTCGTTGATGCCAAGATAATTCTTGATAAGAGCATAAGCAGAGATGTTGTCCTGAGTAAATGCGTTTCTGCTTGCACCGGATGCATCACCATTGATAATGTAGGTCATATCGGGAAACTCTTGCTTGATTATTTGGCATAAGCCTGCTAAGTCTCCGACTCTGTAAACCTTGATTACATTGATGGTTGCATAAAACAAGCCTTCCTCAGAGTTCTTGATATATTGGCTAACCACGCAAGTATTAGTCACATTGAAGTCAAAGGCAAGATACAGATTGTGACCAGGAGAGGCTTTGATGTAGCCTTGATAAACATGCTTGCTGAAGTCAAATGAAGTGGCAAAGAGTGATTCTCTGTCCCAAATGCCCCACTGCCCCAAGGCATAAACTTCATAGTAAGTTTGGCTCACTTCCTTGAGTGCTTCCATCCTTACTGGATATTGCTCATCAAGAAAGTCAAGAGCATCAAGGTAAGTGCCATGAAGCCTTAGGACATCATCTGCTTCTTTTGCAGGCACATCGTCAAAGAATCTCTTTTTTATCCAATGGCTATCTGACACCGGATTGAAAGTCAAGAAGAATCTCTTAGGATGGTCTGACTTGCCCCGAAGCCTTAGAGTTATTTGCGTGAAGTCCTCAAGAGTTAATTCTGTTGCCTCCTCAATCCAAATGTATTTAGCTTGGCTCAAGGACTTGAGTTTCTCAGGATCATCACAGCCAAGAAAGACAATCTTATTGCCTCCTGATTGAATCTCTAAGTATCCAGTCTTAACCCGGCATAGTTTATTCAATCCCCATTCAGTTATCTTGTTTTGAAAGTCAGCAAAGACTGAGTTTCTCAGAGTGCTGGCTACTTTACGAATCACAAAATAAGTCTGAAACTGATTGGCCTTATGGTCGCATATCTCAGCCAGCAGAAGCTGAATCATTGTCTGACTCTTGCCTGAATTATGAACTAAAATAGAACCGTTGCTTTCCGTTTGTAAACAATAATTATGATTTTCCTCAACTTCAAAATCATAAACAGGTTCAAAATCTATATAAGACCAGGATTCAATTTGACTAATGTCAATTATATGTGCATCCATGATTTTCTTAAAACAACATCCTTAATCGTAGAGGCTTTAACTTGATATTCTTCAGCTAACTTTTTTCTTCCATATAACCTTGGCTTAAACTTAGCCCGAATTTCAAGTACATCTTGTTCCGTCAATTTACTTATAGGATTATTTTCTCCTCTGTTATTTTGTAATCCATTATCAAAAGAATGCCTAATGTTTTGTTGATGGCTTACCCATTCAAGATTGCATATTCTGTTATCTGCCTTTTTTCCATTGAGATGGTTTACTTCTTTTAGTTCTTGAGGATTTTCAATAAATGTTTGGGCAATGATTCGATGCACTTTAATTGTTTTATTGCTTCCTTCATCATCAACTAACATTGTTCTAAAATATCCATTGCCATCTAAGGCAGGTTTCATAATCCTTCCAGTTTTACCTCCTTTCCAGTTAGGAGTGTAAATTTCACCATCAGAACTTGCCTTATAGCGACTATATCCTGGTATTGTTTTCCATATCTTTTCCATTCTGTAAATCTAACAAAATATCTTTGATATGCCGATACTGACCATCCAAAAAGAATTTATGATTTTCAGTTACCTTGATGATTGTGCCATCCTTCATTTTTATTTCAATTAGTCTATCTGAATGGTCATCATATTTAAATTTTTGTAGGACTGGCCTAAACTCATAAGATTGAAGCTTATGATTATAGGATAGAACTAAGTCACCATTTTTAATTTCAGAAATGAACTTAGAACCCAAAATAGTTACTATTTTTTGCTTTGAATAAAAGCATCCTGCCCCACCCCAAAGGATATTATAAGTCTTTGGGTCGGTTACTGCATCAAGGTACTTAGGCTGCCAAAGGTCAGCATCTGACAAGTCAAGTTTAGCCAACTCTGTCTTCCGATTTTGTCTTCTTTAGGCTCGTAGGCTTAATCACCTCACTGACCTGCATGTTCACTTGCTCCTGGTTCATCAAGCCCAAGTCTCTTGCGATAATGTTGTGGTTAAAGAAGCCACTTGCAGCACCTTCCAACTTGCTTGTGTAGATGGCTTGCTCTATGCGTGTAAAGACACTACCGAAATCTTTTGATTTGTTCTTATACTCTGAAAGCTTAGTCCAGCATGAGAAGCCACAGGCAAGAGCAAAACCTTCTTTTGTAAGCAGTCGCATCTTTGGCAATCTTACCTCTGTTGCATCCTTTCCTCTGAAGTCCACTTCAATTAGTGGAGTCTCTTCTGCCCATTGAACATATTGCTCAAAGTTCTCAAGTATCTCTTCAGGTGTTTTAAATTTACCATCAAGGCCATGCTTCAGCCTTAACATCCAACATTGATTTCCTTTTGGTGCTGCCATAATTTGTACCGGCCTTTCAGCCTTAGTTTTGTGGTTGATTACATTTTCTTTTTAGCTGTCTTCTTGGCCTTCTTGGCCACAGCGAGAGCAATTGCTACGGCTTGCTTCTGAGGCTTGCCGGACTTCATTTCTGTTTTTATGTTCTTGCTAATGGTTTTAGCCGAATACCCCTTTTTCAATGGCATAACTTTAAATAGTTTACTGCAAAGGTAAGTGTTTTAGAATTGACTCATAGAGTTCAAGTTGGTTTTGCCAACGAGATTGGTAACCAGGAGTCAGGTTAGCCTCAAGTTTGGCTCTTAACTGCTTGCACTTGCGATTGAGTAAGAATCTAATGTCTTGCACTGTCATTTGCTGTTTGGGTTGGAAGTAAAACAAATCATTCTCATAGGTTGCAATGCCTTCCCACATGCATGGCACTTGGCTGATGTTGATGTTATTCATAGTTTCTGAGTCGCATTAATGGGCCATCAAAATATAAAGGTTTGATTCCGGTTGAGCCTGATCTCATCTTTACTTGGTCAATGATACATAAATTTTCATTCGGGTATTCTCTGTCTCCTATTTTGGTGGTGCTGGTTGCTTCATAATAATATTCAGGTCTAAGCATCATCCAAATGACATCTGCATCCTGTTCAATGCTTCCTGATTCCCGAAGGTCTGACATCATAGGCATCTTGTCTTGTCTTTCATCAACTCTCCTGGCTAATTGGCTTAAGGCTATTACTGGAATCTGAAGTTCCTTGGCAAGTAGCTTCAGACCTCTTGAAATCTCTCCGATTATGTTTACTCGGTTAGTTTCTTTAGGATTGACCGATTCCATAAGTTGTAGGTAGTCAAGAAAGATAATTTTTACACCAAACTTATTTTTCCACATGGTTGCCTTGGTTCTCAGCTTCCTGATATTCATGTAACCATCTTCACTTATTTTCAAGTTCCAGTTTGACATCCTATCAACGGCTCTCTTGAGTGAATCCTTATCTAAATTGTTGAGTTCATTCTGCTTGATTTTAAAAGCATAAACTTCTGACTCCTGACTCGCAAGCCTTTGGATTAACTCTGATTTGGTCATCTCAAGGCTAAACATTCCGCATGGGATTCCCTGCTTTGCTAAGTTCCGCATGATGCTCACC